GCTCTTAGTGATGGCAAGTATCTTGTTATTTCCATGTATGGTTCTGCTGCTAGCCCTGATAAAACTCGTTGGCACAATGCCAGAGCAGCGAACTACGATGCTCTTAAGGAAGGCCTCTCGGCGGGCAAGATAGACCTAGACCCAGATGACAAGGTGCTGCTTGAGGAAATCTTGATGATTAGCTACAAGTTCACACCTAAGGGCGCAATCCTAATTGAGTCCAAGGACGACATGCGAAGCCGCGGAGTCAAGTCTCCGGACTCCTTGGATGCTGCGGTCTACGCTTGTGCCGACCTATCTGGCCTGCTTAATAGCCCTTGGGGAGATAAAAAGCCCGGAGATGTCATTGGGATGGACTACTCAATGCTGGAGAAACAGGACCCATTCTTGTCCAGTTGGTCATGGTAGAATAGTTTTATTCGACTTTTAGAGGATTTTTCTATGGATTTCAGCAAACTTACCGAGCAATTTGCAGCAATTGCTAACGAAAATGAGATGCTTAAGGAATCCTACGCTTCGATGGCGCAGGCTATCCTGGCATTTGATGACAATGGCTGGAACGAAGTAAGTGCTGCTGCGAGCGTAGATGAGTTTGCACTGCAGGATTTGAAGGACGCATCCAAGCGAATCCGCGAATTGACCGAAGGTAACCCACTTCTAAAGCGTGGAGCTGCCCTTCGCACCAGCTACGTGTTCGGCAAGGGCCTAAGCTTTGGCGAGCTACAGCCTCGCTTCAAGCGCTTCATTGATGACCCTGTGAACCAAGACACCATCTTCTCGCCTGAGGCACAGGCAATCAACGAGCGCAGCCACTTCACTGACGGCCAGTTCTTCTTGCTTGGCAATGTCTCCACCAAGCAGTTCCAGCGAGTGCCGTTCTCTGAGATTAGTGCTGTGGTTACTAACCCAGACAACCCAGAAGAGCTTTGGTACATCCGTCGCACCTGGACCCGAAAGGGTCAGAACCTAGCTGGCCAGGGCAGTCAGGATGTTGCGCTAAACATCTGGTACCCAGTTGACACCTACAAGCCAGCCAACGGCCGCTATGTTCCACGCATTGGCGAGTACCCTGTGGACGCAAAGTTCCTGATGTTCCCAAGCCGCGTTAACCGCAGGGCTGGCCGCACCTTTGGAACCCCTGACGCTTTGCCAGCTGTGCCATGGGCGCACGCCTACAACGAGTTCCTGAAAGATGGAAGCCGTATGCTTAAGGCTCTGTCGATGTTCGCATGGCAGCTAAAGTCCAAGACCAAGGCTGGCGTTCAGAACGCCGCGGCTGCGATTGCGACTCCAGCATCAGCTGGCTCCACCGCTGTGCTAGGTTCGGACATGGAGCTTAGCTCGATGCCAAGAGCTGGAAGCGTGGACCTAACCGATGGTCGTCCGCTTGGCTCGATGGTTGCATCGGCGCTTGAGGTTTCGGTTGTTGCACTACTTTCTGACCCAGGAAGTTCGGGTGCCTACGGCACCGCACAAACTTTGGACGTGCCAACCCTAAAGGCAATGGAGGCCAGACAGCACGTCTGGACCCAGTTCTACAAGCGTATCATGGAGTTCTTGGGCATCCGCGACGCACAGGTTAACTGGCCTAAGATTGAGTCTGAGCCAAGCCAGCGTTTGATGCAGGCACTTGCACTTGCTCACGAGACCGGAGCAATCTGGGACGACGAGTACCGCGAGGCAGTCATCGAGACCTTAGACGTGCCTAGACTTCACAGCACTCCTCCAGGAGTACAGGCAGCAGCCGACGGCGGTTCTGCTATACCATCTCAGGGCAACTCTGGCGCTGTAGGCTCAATGCAGGACAACGCAAACGACCTCGCTCAAGCTGACGCAAACCCCACAGCATAACAGTCTGGTATAATTAATCCCAATGATTAATTCATGGGAGATTTTATGGCAGTTCAGCTAAGCGAGTCGCTAGGCTTTGCGCCTGTTACCACAAAGGGTAACAAGTGGCGCGTCAAGGTTATCGAGTCCGGTTGGGGTTCCTCCGGATACTACCCTGCTACCATGCTGGCCGCATATGGCCCAGGTGTCTTCAAGAAGGGCACCAAAGTCTTTATGAATCATCCCTCCATGTCGGAGTCTTCAGACCGTCCTGAGCGTGACGTGCATCAGCTTGCTGGCAAGCTAGCTTCTGATGCCGTCTTCCAAGAAGGCGCACTTTATGCGGACGTTGAATTTTATTCTCACTATGCCCCGATTATTCGGGAGATGGCTGAGGATGTAGGTTTGTCTATCCACGCGTTTGGCGAAGCTAACGTAGGCGAGGCAGAGGGTCGTACCGGACCCATCATCGAAACTTTGGTGGCAGACCCACTGACGAGCGTAGATGTTGTAACCGTAGCCGGAGCTGGAGGCAAGTTCTTGACTCTTCTCGAAAGCTACACTAGAAAGGACGATGAAGTCGTAGAGATTTCGGAATCCGTATCGGAAGGAAATGAAAGCATGATTACAAAGGAAGAGTTTGAGGCCGCTATTGACGACCTTAAGTCCACCCTTGTTGAGGCTCTCACTCCTCTACGCGAGTCGATTTCGGTTCTAGTAGAGGCTGCCACTCCTGCCGAGGTAGAGGAAGTTCCAGCTGAGGCCGAAGAGGTTGACGCTGAGGACGCAATCGACCCTGTAGATGTGGCTGTGAAGTTCAACGAATCTGGCTTGCCTAAGCTTGCTCTGTCCCGTGTGGCAGAGGCGCTTAAGAGCGAAGCTAACACCAAGTCTGTTGATGAGCTAATTGCTGACGAGAAGTCTTATGTCGTCGCAGTTACCGAGTCAGCTGCAGCTGCGAGTGACACCTTTGGCGTTATTCAGGAAGCAATCACCACCACAAAGACCGATGAGTTCGACGCTATTGTCGCACGCATCTCGAAGAAGTAAGGAAAAGTAAATGGCTCTTAACGAGATTTACGTAGATGCTAATGAAATCACCCTTCCTGTACACACCTCTGTCACCTCTGGCAAGTTTGTAAAGGTTGGCGATGTCGTTGGCGTTGCACTAGGAAACGCAAAGGCAGGCGAGGACGCAAGCACCTACGCTACCCTAAAGCTATCCGGTGCGTTCACCATCCCATTCAAGTCTGGCGACACTTTTGACGTTGGACAGAAGGCATACGGAGTTGCGAACAGCACTTCTGGCATCATCCCTGAGGCTCAGGAGTCCAGCTCCAGCGCCAAGCTAATTGGCCACGTTATCAAGGTAACCACTACTGACGTAGTTGTTCGCTTGGCTCAGAACTAAGGATAGATAGAATGACTGAAAAGATTACCGCACGTCAGCTAGAGGCTGCAAAGCTTCTTGAAGGTGCCCTACGCGGCGACCGCTCCGACAAGCTAAAGCTACAGGAAGGTATCTCTACCTCTGACCTGCCAGTACAGCTTGCTCCAACCATCAACAAGATTATGTTGGAGAACTACGCAGCTCAGCCTAAGGTATGGGACCGTTTCGCAACCCGTCTAGTAGTAGACGACTTCCGCCCAGTAACCTTCCAGAGCATGCGTTACGAGGACGAGGGTCTAGACAACGCAGGCGACAAGTTCCGTGATGGCTCGCTACCTACCGTTGCCGAGTACGGCGAGTACCCAACCGCTGGTTGGTTCTCCGTAACCGAGCAGACCATGGCTGTGAAGAAGGCCGGAACTCGTATCCGCTTCTCATGGGAGACCATCGTTAACGACGGTCAGATTGGTCTACTAGAGCGTCTACCACTTGAGCTTGCACAAAAGGCAGCTGGCAAGGAAGACGAAGAAGTTACCAAGCAGCTAGTTGCAGCTGGCGGTCTAAACACCACCAACTTCAAGTCCGGTAACCAGAACTTGCTTTCTGGCAACCCAGCTCTATCCCTAGAGTCCCTAGAGGACGCTATCGAGGCTGCTAACTTGCAGACCTACAACGGCAACCTAATCACTCCTGTGACCCGCTTTGCCCTAGTAATCCCTCGTTCACTAGAGATGACCGCTCGTCGTATCCTGGCTGTTCAGTCTGTGCGTACCGAGACCACCTCTGGTTCAACCGTAACCTCTCTTGTAACCGGAAACCCAATCGGTTCTCAGGTTGAGATTGTTGTCAACGACTGGCTAACCAAGATTAACTCTGGCGCTGGCAACTACTGGTTCCTAATCCCAGTCCCAGGACAGTCCCTAAACCCAGGTGTAGCCCTAGGCTTCCTACGTGGTTACGAGACTCCTGAGCTACGTATCAAGATGAACGGTGGCACCTACCTAGGTGGCGGCGACGTTCCTGCTCGTGAGGGTTCGTTCGACAACGACGACTTCGAGATGAGAATTCGTCACATCGCAACCGGTGGCTTCATTGTCCCAACCGGAACCATCGCATCGACTGGTGCAGGTTCATAAATCTAACCTCTTCTTGGTTGCAGAAACCCTCACCTTCGGGTGGGGGTTTTCTGTTTCTAGGTGGATGTATAATAGTCAACCCCCTAAAAACTAAAAAGGATTATTTTATGTCTCAAGTAACTGTTTACACCCTGCCATCCTGCGTCCAGTGCGATAGCACTAAGCGTTACTTGCAACGAGAAATGATTGAATTTGTGGAGGTAAAGCTCCAAGATGACCCACAGGCGTACGAAATGGTCACGGCTAAGGGATTCACCCAGGCCCCGATTGTAATGGCGGGAGAACGCATCTGGAGCGGTTTTAGAATGGATGAGCTAAAGCTATTAAAGGCTGCATAGTTTTATCCCGTGGTATAATATAACCAGTTGCGGCTCCTCCTTCTGCAACTTTATAGTGCACTGTAAGCCCGCCCTGTTGAGTAATCTCCGGGGCGGGTTTCCTCTAACTGCCTGATAGAATAGTAGGACGATGATTATTTTTCCGGACAGCAATCTTCCGCCTCAGTCCCAAGAGTGGGCTGATAAGGTCGAGAAGGAAATTGTCCGCATCGACAAGAAGCAGGGCGGAAGCGGAGCGTCAGGCTCTGATGGAGCACGTGGTCCTCAGGGGCCAGCTGGTCCACAAGGCCCGAAAGGAGACCAAGGTGAACAAGGTCCTCAAGGTATTCAAGGTATTCAGGGCGAGCAAGGCGACACTGGGCCTCAGGGTGAAACTGGACCTGCAGGCGCTGATGGTGCAGATGGCGCTACAGGACCTCAAGGAGAAACCGGCCCCCAAGGTCAGCAGGGCGAGCAAGGTCCTACCGGTGCAACTGGACCTACCGGTCCGCAGGGTGACACGGGACCTATGGGTCCTATGGGACCTCAAGGACCTCAAGGTTCGGTCGGTGCTACTGGACCAGCCGGTGCGGATGGAGCACAGGGTCCGCAGGGCGAAGTGGGTCCTCAAGGTCCGACTGGCGCAACTGGGGCTACTGGTGCTCAAGGGCCTAAGGGCGACACTGGGGACCAAGGTCTTACGGGACTTTCCGCCTATCAAGTAGCACAGCTAGATGGCTTTACCGGAACTGAGAGCGAATGGCTTGCAAGTTTAGTTGGGCCTCAAGGAGAGACTGGAGCAACAGGTCCTGCAGGTGCAGACGGTGCTGACGGTCAACCGTATGGTAACATTGATGGAGGAAAGGCCAACAGCGTGTATGGTGGAATTAGCCCGCTAGTGGGCGGAAATGCGAGTAGCTTCTAATGGCAGTACAGATACAGCTTAGAAACGATACCGCTGCAGCTTGGAC